AAACAGAGAAGATGCAGAATCTGATAATAACAGAGATGCGACCTGGGATTGGTATACATCCACAGCTTATACAAGGTTATCCCCAGGTGGGGGCATACTTGTAATTCTTACGCGTTGGCACGACGACGACCTGGCCGGTCGCTTGTTGACCCAAGCAGAAGAAGGTGCAGATGAATGGGAAGTCATTCGCTACCCAGCCATTGCAGAAGAAGACGAAAGTTTTAGAAAAACAGGTGAAAGTTTACACCCAGAGAGATATAATGTAGACGCTCTCGAGCAGATAAGGAAAGCCATCGGCCCGCGCGATTGGTCTGCTCTATACCAACAGAATCCAGTATCTGACGAAGGCGATTACTTTAACCGCGACATGATCGCATATTATGACTTCGATGAAATCGATACTTCAAAACTTCGTTACTACTGTGCGTGGGATCTTGCGATCGGACAGCGTGACCGGAACGATTACTCAGTTGGTATTGTTGTCGGTGTCGATGAATACGATAATTTATTTGTTGTTGACGTCGTTCGCGGTAAGTACGATGGCTTTGAATTAGTAGAACAAATTTTAGACTTGTACGAACTATGGCGTCCGGGTATAGTGGGAATAGAAAGAGGTCATATTGAGATGGCCCTGGGGCCGTTTCTAGAAAAAAGAACAAGAGAGCGGGGCCTATCTGAAGCTTACTTTAAAGACTTAAAAGTTGGTAGGCGAGATAAGGAGTTACGTGCACGAGCAATCCAGGGTAGAATGCAACAAGGTATGGTATACTTTCCACAAGATGCTGTTTGGACTGGACCAATGGTTGCAGAACTATTACGTTTCCCAAATGGTACACATGACGACCAAGTGGATGCCTTGGCGTGGATCGGTTTAATGATGACAGAATTTGCTACATTTTATGAAAGACCTGAGCATGTTCCGTCGTGGAGAGATGGATTAAAACATTTAGTAAAAGACGGAAAACGTAAATCATCAATGAGCGCTTAATGGCAAGTTATAAAAAACCAAAAAAGAAACTTAGTGCGGGGGAAGAACAAACTCTTGCTAAAAGACAATGGGAAGCTTATACCCGAGCCAGAGATCATGGGCATTTAGATTACGTAGAAATGGCGCAACAATGCGACGCATTTTACCGCGGCGAACAGTGGGACGAAGCTGACATATCCGCGCTCGACGACCAGGGTCGACCAGCATTAACAATCAACACTATTTTACCAACAGTCAACACAGTTCTTGGCGAACAAAGTACGCGAAGAGCAGATGTACAATTTAAACCTAGAGGAAATGGTAATCAAGAAACAGCCGATGTACTTTCTAGGTTGTATATGCAAATTGCAGACAACAACAAATTAGAATGGTTAGAAAGCCAAGCGTTTGCTGATGGGTTGATTCAAGATAGAGGATGGTTTGATGTTCGTATAGATTTCTCTGATCACATTAATGGTGAAGTAAGAGTAGAAACTAAAGATCCTTTAGATATTATTATTGATCCAGATGCTAAAGAATATGATCCAAGAACTTGGAATGAAATTTTTGAAACCAAGTGGATGAGCATAGAAGAGATTGAAGAAACTTATGGGCAAGAAAAAGCAGATAAGTTAAGAATGATTGCTGAAGTTGGTACAACTTTAGGTGCAGACTCTATGGAGTATGAAGATGAAACTTACGGCGATACTGATAAAGAAAATTATCATGGGGCTGATTATCCGAACAATCCAGAAGATGCGAGAACGCTAAGATCTATAAGAGTTGTAGAGAGACAATATTATAGATTAAAAGATTGCATACTTTATGTTGACCCAGTAACAGGTGACAAAAGAAATGTTCCTTATGAATGGGGCAAAAAGAAAAGAGAAAAGTTCGCTGATGATTATGGCCTTTATATAGTAGAGAAAAAAATGCGAGCGGTTCGCTGGACAGTAACAGCAGACACAGTAGTGCTGCATGATGACTGGTCGCCATATAATCACTTTACTTTAGTACCTTACTTTCCATATTGGAGAAGGGGTAAACCTTTTGGCATGGTTAGGAATTTAATTTCACCACAAGAACAACTAAACAAGATTTCATCTCAAGAACTACATATAGTTAACACAACTGCAAACAGCGGTTGGATTGTAGAGTCAGGTTCGTTAACTGGCATGACAGCAGATGATTTAGAAGAACACGGTGCGGAAACTGGTTTAGTACTCGAGTTTAATCGCGGTAGTACTCCCCCTGGTAAAATACCGCCAAACCAGATTCCCACCGGTCTAGATAGAATTGCACAAAAAGCGGCTTCTAATATAAAACAAATTAGTGGCATAAGTGATTCTATGTTGGGAACAGATGGGGCTGAGGTTTCTGGAGTTGCTATACAAGCAAAACAAAATCGTGGCGTATTAATGATTCAAGTTCCTTTGGATAATTTGAAAAAGACAAGACAGTATTTAGCAGAAAAAGTATTGAACCTTGTACAAAGGTATTACACCGAAGAGCGGGTTATCCAAATTACCGATGAATCAGATCCTTTTAAACCAAGAGAGCCAATGGCAATAAACCAAGTTACTCCTGAAGGTCAAATCATAAATGATTTAACTTTGGGTGAGTATGACGTTATTATTGCAAGCGCTCCGGCTAGGGATAATTTTGATGAAGTACAATTTGCAGAAGCAGTAGAACTTAGAAAAGCTGGTGTACCGATACCGGATGATTTAATTGTTGAATACTCACATCTTGCACGTAAAGCAAATATTGCACAGCGTATTAGACAAATGCAAGGTACTGAACCGCCAACTCCAGAACAAGCACAACTTGCACAGTTTGAAATGGAATCTAGAATTAGAAGCACACAACTTGAAATTGCTAAACTTGAAGCAGAAGTCAAAAACCTTGAATCTACTGCTCAACTTAATATGGCAAAAGCACAAGGCGAAGCCTCTGACCCACAACTTAAAGTTGCAGAATTACAAAGTAAAATACAAATGAAGCAAGAAGAACTTGAACTAAGAGAAAGATTAGCAGGAATGACTAATGAAGTCCGAAAAGGACAATCAGAAACCCAGGCAGCAGCCAAGTTGGCAACTGCCGCCATGAAACCTACAGGAGGTAATAGAAATGGCTAAAAGTAAAAAACAGGATAATGCAGAAGCACCAGAAGAATTGGTACTAGATGGTATGCCGGGGGCAGATGCAGTCTCAGAAGAAGAGGCAAAACCCTTTGAAGTAGATTTAAACTTTGAGGAAGATGCTCCAAAGGAGGAAGCAGAAGATGAAGAAGTCGAACAAGAAGTTGACGCCACTCCAGAAGAAGAAGCTGTTGCGGAAGAACCAGAACCAGAAGTCGCGGAAGAAGAAACAGCTGAACCAGAAGCTATTAGCGAAGAAGGAGTGGATAAAAACAGCGAGCCAGCTCCACAACCAGATATTTCAGCAGTTGAAGGAAGCGAGCAAAGCCTTGACGGACAAGATAAAGTAAAAGCACCCATGGTGCCTAAGTCTAGACTTGATGAAGTCTTGGCTAAAAACAAAGCTATGCAAAAAAAGCTACAAGAAGCTACAGAAGCAGAGCAAAAAGCTTTAGAAAATGCGCCGAAATACGATTTTAATGCAAAAGAAGTTGAATATCAGGACTTAGTGCTTAATGGAGAGACTGAAAAGGCCGTAGATCTTAGAAATGAGATAAGAAATGCTGAAAAAGAACAATTTATGTTTGAAGTTCAAGCAAAAATGGGCCAAACAGTGCAACAAAGCCAAGAAATGACTGAATTACAGGCTAAAGCAGTTGAAATTGAAGCAACTTTCCCTGTTTTAAACGAAAATAGTGCTGATTTTGATGCAGATTTACAAGCTGAAGTTATAGATCTTAGAGATGCGTTTACTGTACAGGGTTATTCTGCAGCTGATGCGTTAGCAAAAGCTACAAATTACACTTTAGCAGCAAAAAGGCCAGAATTATTACAACCTGCAGATGCGGCGCCGGTAGCAAAAGCTGATCCGGAGCTTCAAGCTAAGAAAAAAACAGCAACAGTTAATAAAAAACTCCAAGCCGCTGAATCTCAACCACCTGCAATGAAAGGTGAGGGGTCAAATTCAAAAGGTGAGAAGAAAATAGATTTATCATTGTTATCAAGTGAGGAGTTTGATGCTCTTCCAGCCGAGACATTGCGCAGAATGCGTGGTGACTTTGGTTAAGGCTTGGTATAAGATATAAGAATTCGGTGCTAATACGATAATTAGTGTGGTCGCTCCACTGAAAAACGTTTTCGCCTATCACGGCGTAAAACTGATCGAGGTCATGTTCGTAAAATTATGAAAGCGTCTCCCCAACGAAAAAGGGTATACGGGTAAATAGCCGCTCCAATAAGTTGGCTAGGTATTATTTTTTTTGGAGGATAGCCCAATGGCTAACACAAACTTTAGCGCGTTGACCAGCGAACAATTAACTATCTGGTCACGTGATTTTTGGCGTGTCGCTAGGAACATGTCCTTCATTAACCAATTCGCAGGTAGCGGATCTAATGCTATGGTTCAGAGAATATCTGAACTTACTCAATCAGAAAAAGGAGCTAGAGCTGTATTAACACTTTTAGCTGACATGACTGGTGACGGTATCGTTGGAGACAACACCTTAGAGGGTAATGAAGAGACCTTAAGAGCCTACGACATTGTTGTACAACTCGATCAATTGAGATTTGCTAATAGACTTTCTGGTAGATTAGCTGATCAAAAATCAGTTGTTAATTTCCGTGAGAACTCACGTGATGCACTTGCTTATGCAATGGCAGATCGTATTGACCAATTAGCGTTCTTAACGCTTTCTGGTATTTCTTACACAATCAAAAACAGTGGTGCTTTGAGACCTGTTCTGACTTCAGGACAAAATCTTGGCGACATGACTTTTGGTTCAGATGTAACAGCTCCAACTTCTAACAGACATAGAAGATGGGATGCTACTAGTAAACTTGTTGCTGGTGACGTAACTGCAGTTGCAGCTGCTGACACCATTACTTACGAGTGTATCGTTGCTCTTAAAGCTTATGCTAAAGACAACTACATCCGTGGAGTAAGAGGCGCAGGTGGAGATGAGGTATATCATTTATTTGTATCACCTCAAGTAATGGCTGACCTTAAACTTGATTCAGATTTCTTGGCTAACGTCAGAAATGCTGGAATAAGAGGACCACAATCAACTTTGTTTGCGGGTTCTTCAAGTCTAATGGTTGACGGTGTTATGGTCCATGAGTTCAGACATGTATTTAATACAGAGAATGCAACTACTGGAACATCTTCAAACGCCGGTTCTGCTGGATACAAATGGGGCGCTGATGCTAACATCAACGGTTCTGCTTGTTTATTCTGTGGAGCTCAAGCTCTTGCTATGGCAGATATTGGTCTACCACAAATAGTTGAAGATACTTTCGACTATGGTAACCAAAATGGTATCTCCATTGGTAAAATCTTCGGTCTTAAGAAGCCTAAGTTTAACAGCGACTACAATGGTGGCGTTGAAGACTTTGGTGTCATTAGATTGGATGTTGCATACTAAGTATGTTTTTGTGGGTGGTTCTTTTTGAGCCACCCCTTTTTTAAAGGAAAATTATGAAAGGTTTATATTTAATTTTAGTTGGTCTATTTGCAACCTCATGTGCAACAGTTGGATCCGTTATAGAAGGCGGAAAAAATATTGCCATGACTACTGTAGATACAACTGTAAAAACAGCAGGCTCTATTTCAGGCGCAGCACTAAAAGATGTTAGTGGCGTTGTTAATACAGTAGCTGAAACTTACGACGGTGTTATAACTACTGTTGTAGAAAATGTTGATAAACAAACTGATGAACTTCAACCAAAGGAAGAAGACTAGTTAGTTATTTTAGGAGTAAATTATGATAGTAATATCAGATATTGACAGGTATATTTCGACCACCTGGGGCGCATCAATCAGACTGGAAGCTGGCGTACCAAAAGAAGTTGGACATGACATAGGCCTATTGTGCTTACAAGAAGGTTGTAAAGAGCATAAGCCTCATTCAATTAAAAACAAAAGGCCAAGTGAACCTATTAGGGCTAGAGATGAAAAAGGGCATTACATTGCTGACGATCTTTCTACTCCTGATATAAATGAAGCTTATGTTGGTGGAGAAGCACCAGCTAAGAAAAAACCGGCTGCTAAAAAAACAGCTAAGAAAACTGCTAAAAAATAATGGGCACATTAACGGGCACTAACTTAATATCCAGAATACAGGACAGCCTGCAGGATACAACTGGCGTTCGATGGACTGAAGCTGAATTGCTTAGGTACATAAATGATGCACAAAGAGAAGTAGTTAACCTTAAGCCGGCCGCTGCTGCAGATCATTCAAACGTACAATTAGCTACTGGAACGGAACAAGTGATTCCAGATGTAGCTATGTCTTTAATAAAAGTAGTACGTAATATGAGTGCTACTGGTGGCAGTGCAACAGGTAAAA